AACGCGACTAACCGGATAAAGTAAAATGCTCCAAGCTCTGATAGCTCCTGTCGCTGGACTACTAGATAAGTTCATAGAAGACAAGGATCAGAAGAACGCCCTGGCCCATGAGATAGCTACGCTAGCGACTAAGCAGGCACATGAAGCAGCTATAGGTCAGATAGAAATAAACAAGGCAGAGGCACAACATCGTAGCATGTTTGTTGCTGGGTGGAGGCCCTTCCTTGGCTGGGGATTATCCTTTGCAATGTTGTGGCATTTTGTCCTCGCTCCTGTGACAGTTTTTATCTTTGCTTATTCAGGTATGACAGCACCTGATCTACCTGTGTTCGACATGGACTCACTCCTTACAGTTTTGATGGGCATGTTAGGACTTGGTGGTCTCCGTACATTTGAGAAATACAAGGGAGTAACTAAGTGAGCAAGGCTAAGACTGTAGGGCTTCAGACATGGAGACCCTTAAAACATAAACACGCTACAAGTATTGGACACGGTACAAACTCAAGACCAAAGAATAAACATAAGTCTTGGAAGAAATACAGAGGTCAAGGTAAATGACTGGCTTTGCGTTATCTAAACGTAGTCTAGAAAAACTTGAAGGTGTAGAAGAAAAACTTAAGATAGTAGTTATGAGGGCCATACATTTAACTAAAGTAGACTTTGGTGTTATTTGTGGCCTTCGTACTCTTGAAGAGCAAAAACAGTTGGTCGAATCTGGTGCATCACAGACGTTAAAGTCTAAGCACCTAGAGGGCCAAGCTGTAGATTTAATGGCGTATATTGGTTCTCGTGGTTCATGGGAACTAAACTGATACGATGATATTGCAGACGCAATGAAGCAGGCTGCTATTGACTTAGATGTCCCACTTCGTTGGGGCGCTGCATGGACAATTCCTGACATTCGACAGTGGAATAGTACAATGGAAGAAGCCATGCAATCCTATATTGCCACAAGGCGTGAACAGGGCAAACGTCCCTTTATAGACGCCCCACATTTTGAACTGGTGTAGATATGAGCTTATACGAAAACATAAACAAGCGAAAGAAAGCTGGAACAAGCCGTCCAAAGAGTAAGTCAACTATTACTCCTAAGGCATATGCCAACATGAAGGCAGGGTTTCCTAAGACTGACAAGTATAAGAAGAAACAAAAATGACAGAACAAAAACTGATGGACGTGTTGCACGAAGCTGTAACCAATGAACTACTAGCTCGTGTACAGAGTGGTGAGGCAACGGCAAGTGAGCTGTCAGTTGCTGTTAAGTTTCTTAAAGATAACGGTGCATCCCTCGATGTAATAACATCAGAAAGTCCTATGGCTGGTCTTCTGGAGTCTTTACCCTTTGAAGTAGCGGAGAGTATACAGTGAGAGGACATAATGCAAGTCTAACATCTAAAGTTGTTACACTACCTGCTGACCAGTCTTGGGTAAAGATACTGGATGATAATTCTACTCGCATGTATCTATGTATTCAGAATGACCATGATGCACACTCTATTACAATAGGATTTAGTAATAATACAACAGCACCTACAACAGGTTTAAAATTAAAAGGTTCTGTTCAGACAGGTGACTTATCTGCCACATTTCAGTTTAATGTAGCACCTCTTAATGCTGTGTGGGCAAAAGTTAATGATGCTCATGCACATGATATTGAAGTGATCTACGACAACTAGAATACCGTTTAAAGGCGTTTTAAGCCCCGCTGAGGGGCCATCTAGACTTAAGAGGTAGGTATACCCCATGAAGAAGAGACAGGACGTCCCTGAGGCTCTGAGAGACTTTAGGAACTTTACGTACCTTGTGTGGCAGCATCTGGGTTTACCAGAGCCAACGCCAGTACAGTACGACATTGCACACTATCTTCAGCACTCTCCCAAGCGTTGTATCATAGAAGCCTTTCGTGGTGTAGGTAAGTCGTACATCACTGCTGCCTATGTAGTACATCAGCTACTATTAGACCCCGATAAGAAGTTCATGGTGGTCTCTGCATCCAAGGCTAGGGCTGACGACTTCTCTACATTTACTCAGCGCATCATTACAGAGCTGCCTATATGTAAGCATTTGGTTGCTAAGGATGGTCAGAGGTGGTCTAAGATAGCCTTTGACGTTGCACCTGCTAGGGCATCTGGTAGTCCCTCTGTAAAATCAGTTGGAGTTACTGGACAGCTTACTGGTTCTCGTGCTGATGTTATCATTGCTGATGACGTAGAGGTTCCTAACAATAGTATGACGCATATGATGCGTGAGAGACTGGCTGAGAGTGTCAAGGAATTTGACGCTGTGTTAAAGCCTGATGGAAAGATTATCTACCTTGGTACTCCACAGAACGAGATGAGCCTGTATAACACGCTACTCAGTCGTGGATACCAGATGAGAGTATGGCCTGCTCGCTATCCTACTCTAGAACGGGCTGAGAAGGCCTACGGAGGGCGTCTATCGCCTTTCCTGTATGATACCCTAGTAGAGAAGCAGGGGGCTGTGTACGGGCTTCCTACGGACAGTAAGAGGTTTGACGACGAAGACCTGATAGAACGTGAATTAAGTTATGGACGTAGTGGATTTGCTCTACAATTCATGCTAGACACGTCTCTGTCTGATGCAAACAAATACCCACTCAAGCTGTCAGACCTGATGATTATGTCCTGTGACAAGGATACAGCACCAGAGAAGATGGTTTATGGTGTGATGAAGCCTATGCCAGAACTGCCTAACGTGGGTTTAAGTGGTGATAAGTTCTATGCACCAGAAGATACGGTAGGTAGAGCTAAATACACAGGCTCAGTACTCGCTATTGACCCTTCTGGTCGTGGTAGTGACGAGACAGCATACGCAATCGTAAAGATGTTAAACGGTTTTCTGTATGTTGTAGACGCTGGAGGTATTGAGGGAGGATACTCTGCTAGTACGCTACAGCATCTTACAGACATTGCTAAGATCAATAGCGTTAATCTCGTACTTATTGAGAGTAACTTTGGCGATGGTATGTTCACTGAGCTACTAAAGCCCTACATGACTAAGACATACCCATGCACTATGGAAGAGGTTAGGCATAATACACAGAAGGAACAGCGTATTATAGACACGCTGGAGCCTATTATGAACCAGCACAGGCTGGTAATTGATCCTAAGGTAATACAGAAGGACTACGATAGCGTACAGAACATGCCACCTGAGAAGGGTGTGAAGTACATGCTAACCTATCAGATGACTAGAATTACCAAACAACGTGGAGCATTGGCTCACGATGATAGACTTGATGTATTGGCTATGGCTTGTCAGTACTGGGTTGACCAGATGGCTGCGGATGCTGATAATCAGATACAAATAAGGAAGGATGAACTACTAGAATATGAGCTAGATAAGTTCATGAATCACCTCAACTTAGGACATAGAGAACCACCACAGACAGGGTTCCTCAATTTCTAAAGTTACATCTATGGCTAGGAGGGTTGAACTATATACTATAACTTAACTGTAGTATGTTAAAGTTACTTCAACAGGGGTAACACTGGTTCTCCTCCTCCTCGTCGTACTCTGTTGAGGGTATTATGGGTAGGATTGTTTCGGGTTGTTAGACTATGGTCTAAAATTGGCAGAAAAATCTGAGGGGGTGTATAATAGTTGGAAGGTCAACTTTCCCCCCTTGTGGTAAATTTGCAACATGTGTAACAATTCTGCAACATGTCGTTCCAGCATTTTCAACATGTTTAACATTGTGTGGCCTATTTGCAACATGTGTGACATTTGTGCAACATTTTCTGTGTCTCTCTCTATCTGTTCTTTTTATGTTCCACATTCTCAACAATCCAGAACAATACCAGAACATTCTTTTATATTTTAAAGGTATAAATTTTTTTCAATTTTTTTAACTTTTTTTCAAATTAGCTATTGCAATCCAAAACTACCTAGTCCATATTCTTAAACATCGAAATGACGCTCTGACTTTCCAAGTTACGACTACCTTCGATGGGCTGAAAGAAAGCGCATAAGAGCTACGGCAACCTTGCTAGGTCAAAACAGAGTTGACGGGGACAACCTAAAAAACCCGCTAGTCGACGGACTACAAATAAACGGAACCTACCTAGTAGCAAATTCTACAAGATGGTAGATACGAACGGCCTAGAGAGCTAGGATAGTACTATAGAGATATAGGAACCGGAGCGGTAAAATTCCTGCCTATCCTCAGGGCGAGTGTCTAGGGGAGCGCATTGGGTGGAAACAGCCAATGACTACGGGATAAGCAGATGCACCATATGTGTATCTAGGCGGATTGAGTGCCTCTGTCTTTCAGTACTTACAAGGTGTAATAATGCACCTGTAAGCGACTAGGAGTAGACGCAATGAGAACCAAGACGACTAAATTCATGGGTAAAACTGTAGCAGTGTACGGCAAGCGCAAGCGCCTTGTTAAAAATAGGTTTGGCCTATCTATGGGGGAGACTTTCGCTGGTGTACACGTAGGCAAGACTAGCCATTATCTGTCTATGCCGTTCTTTTCTAAGCGTAAGTTTGGGGGAGTGCGTGACATTGTGAAAGCTGTTTGACATACAGGGGGCGACAGTGTAGGGTTTCCAACATTGTTGCACCTTGTAAGTACTGACTGATTATGGAGCGAGTGACATGAGTGTTGATAACATTGTAGCGATCTACAGACTATCTACTCCTGAAGAGAAATTGGAGGGGGTATTATGGTATGCACAGGCTCAAACTACCTGCATGCTAATAGCAGAAGAGTTAGACGTGCCCTTGCATATTGTAGTGGGTGTATGTGCAGCACTATCGCCAAACAACAAGTGGGATAGGAATATCGACAATACGCTAGACCTCATTAGAGCGTTTTTAGAGGGTGAAGATGTGGATAACGTCAAAGTTTCTACATATAACGCCATGAAGCGCAAAGCATGGTCTATCTTAGAGGAGATGCCTGACCATGATGGGGTAATAGATATACTTAATGGGCAAAAGATTGTATCTTTCTTCTGCAATATTGTGGGGGAGGATACCTGTACTGTGGACGGACACGCACGTAACATCTACTATGGTGAGCGGCATGGCCTTACCAGCGATAAGACTAACGTAGGCAAGCGTGAGTATGTAAAGATACAGGAAGCCTACGTCGAAGCAGGTAAGAAAGTTAGACTTAACGGCAGGCCTCTTAAGGCTTTTGAGATGCAAGCTATCACGTGGGTAGCATGGCGCAGAATACACGGCATAAAGTAGGAGGAGTAGATGAATAATCCTGAGTTTGAGAGAGCCTACGCAATTTATAGGGCGTCAAGGGTTCGCTTTAAGATGCGAGTGTGGAACCGTGAGAAATTCACAGAGTTCTTCTACACGATGCCTAAGGGCGACCAGAAGATATGCCTAGAGGTGTGGCTAGAACAAGCAACGAGAGGGTGAGGCTAAGGATGAGAGTAACTAAGAGGATGCTAGAGGTGCGTCTAGGCGCTATCAATAGGCGACTAGGCGAGGACTACTGGCTAAACAATGCACCTCACTATGGAGGGTGGCAACTGACAGCCAACAAGGGGAGTACCATCATACAGGGGAGACTACCACCTAAGCAGATGCTATCCTATCTTGAGGGCCTGCTAACAGGTATAGACATGAAGGAAGGGGCGTATAGATGAAACTAAATCTTGAAGTAAACACTGAAGACTTTGACGCAAAGCCAGAGGATTTAATAGAAAGTCTAGGTGTACTGCCTCACTGGGTGCTGGAGTTTAACCTACTCAATGGGGACGACTTGAAGAAGTATCTAGACATGAGGTATGGGTTTGGACTGTATGAGTTTGGAGGGGCTATAGATGAGGAGGGAACCTACATCAGTGCCTATAAGGAGGACGATAACCTGCCCTACGTAGCCAAGATGGGAACAGCACAGGGTACTGTGTACTTCTATCCATACGCTATCATTGGTATACCTACAAGCAATGGCTACTTCATAACAAGGATGGACTGATATGCGAAAGCTGTTATGGTTTAGTGTAGTATCTATGGTACTGTCATCATTTGCACTAGCAACGACAGCAGTATCATGGGCTATGTTGTATCTACTAATGATGACGGGGTGCTGATATGAGTGAGCTAGAACTTAGCTTCAAGGAGGTGAAGCAGATAGCAGGGTATGTCAAACATATCCTGAGGGAGAACCGATGGAATGAGGAGGATGACTGGTTTGAGTATGAGTGTGAGGACGAGGTAGTAGATATAAATATATGGAAGGATGACAATCAGTATCTAAAAGTTACAGTCTTTGCGACAATGAATACACCTAATGGGCTGGCAACTGATACAGATATGTGGTATGATTTGCCTATTGAACTGTTAGCATGATAGGGTGTATTCCATTACCAGTAACTTTTTTATAGAGAGGTTAGGATGTCTAACATTACACTAGACCTAGACGGTAATAAGTTTATCTCGTTCTATCAGGATGATGTATCAGGTCAGGTAGAGATACTACCTATCTACAATGAAGGCATGATGATAGGTGATCCAGTGCTGATTGATACTGCTGAAGAACTGATTGACGTACTAACAGCCTGCCTGAAGGGAGACTTCGCAGTATTCGAGAACCAATATGTCTTTGACTTTGATCCAACAGCCAACGATGACTGGCCTATAGATGGAGGAGATAAAGCATGAACATCTTTTATCTAAGTCCCTGTCCAATGACAGCAGCAGAGTACCACTGTGACAAACATGCTAGCAAGATGGTACTAGAGACAGCACAGATGCTGAGTGCAGCACACAGGTATCTAGATGGTGATGACTATGCTGATAGGTATGGACTGTATCGTATGGGTAAGGGTCATCTCAACCATCCATCCACCAAGTGGGTACGATCTAGTGTAGCCCACTACAAGTGGACAGTAGAACTATTCTGGTTTCTAGCAGAGGAGAAACAGCTACGCTTTGGTAAACCACACAAGTCTGCTGACTTGTTACATGCCTTATCAGTAGTACCAGATAACATACCTGATGAAGAGTTTATTGATCCACCTCAGTGTATGCCTGATGAATACAAGTGTGATGACACAGTGCAGGCCTATCGTAACTACTATCATGGTGAGAAACACTTTGCCAAATGGAACTACACGAACCAACCTTCATGGTGGAAGGGATACAGGTACTATGAGACGCAACAAGTATGATGATGCCTACATCATAGGGTATCACAACGGATACCATCTACTAGATTATGATAATCAGTATGATGCTAAAGCTATGCCACAGTACAACATAAAGTACAGGCATGGATATATAGATGGGAGAAACCTCAGGACTAGAGAGGAGAGAGAAGGGACATGAGTATGGGATATACTAGATGTCCTTTCTGTGGATCAGGAGAAGGGGAGAGATTGTTTGCTGTCGATAACATCTTTGAATGTTACTGCCTAACATGTAACACCTCGTGGGAAGAACAGGTTAGACAGTACGAACCTTTAACACGTCATCAACAGTGGATGTTAGAGGAGTATGGTGAGGAATGATAGCACTAGGATTAATCTGCATAGCAGTTATGATTGGTGTCATGTTTCTAGACAAGGACTACGAGAATGTAATTGGACTACAACTGGTAGCCATGCTAGGAACTGTACTGGTCCTGAGTATAGGAGTATGTTTAACATATCTAAGATAAGTTATAGGTAATGTTACAGGGGGTTCTGGCATGGTTGTAACTTTAGAAACTGACCAAGACTTATTTGAGCATCAGCTTGAACTTGAAACTGACATGCTAACAGGGGGTATACAACGCTTTAGGAAGGCCAGGGATAGGTCTATCGAATCGGGTAGGGAATCACACACGGTACACGGTAGAGCTATCATAGCCCGCCTTGTAGACGCTGTTGCTGTCGGTATAAAAGAATGGATAGACAATCCAACAAACATATCAAGAGACATAGCATGGAAGCGTGTCAAAGGTATGGATGTAGAACAGATAGCATATCTGTCTCTCGTCTGCTTGGTAGATAGTATAAGCAGAAAGAACACGCTACTCTATGTGGCACGTAACATAGGACTAAGCATAGAGATACAAGACAGACTAGACAGGTGGCTCAGAGATGAAGGGAGTATAGCTAACAACGTCATACGTGAGGCCATGAAGAAAGCCTATGGTGCTAGACGCTACGGCCTGACACACAAGATGAACAAGGATGGATACCAGCATACAGAATGGGAGAAGCCAGAGCGTGTGCATGTAGGGTTTAGAATGATTGACATCATCATACAAACCACAGGTCTAGTTAAACTACACACACAACAGACGGAACATAAGCGTAGAACTACGTATGTAAAACCAACTGAGAGTACCCAGGAATGGATAACTACTTTCAATACATACATGGAGACATCTCTACCACGCTACTTACCGTGTGTCATACCACCAAAGCGATGGACATCTGTTCGTGGAGGTGGGTATCATGGACATGACATTGCTGAACTACCACTAGTGAGGCGCAAATGAGTTTATCAAAACATTTGAATAGGCTATCACAGCAAGACTTAACAGAAGAGTACGCCTGTCTCAATGCCTTGCAGGATACTGAGTGGCGTATCAATACTAAAATCTTGGAGGTTATTCGTAACCTTTGGGACAACGGACAGGCATGGGGTAAGCTGCCTGCCAAGGATGACCTACCATTAGAACCTTATCACTTCACTAAGGATAAGGAAGAGATGACTGAGGATGAGAGGGAGGAGCTACGCAACTGGTCACGCAAGCGAAGCATTGTCTACTCCGAAAACAACCGCAGCTTGAGCAAGCGCATACAAGTAGAGAGAACCTTACAGATAGCAGAACAGTTCGCTAAGTATGATAGGTTCTACTACGTGTGGCAGAATGATTTCCGTTCACGCAAGTATGCAGCCAGCACCTTTCTCTCTCCTCAGTCTGCCGACTGGTCAAAGTCTATGCTAGAGTTTGGTTACCCTATGGCTATCAACAACTGGGATGATGCACGATGGCTGTGTATTCATGGTGCTAACCTGTATGGTAACGACAAGATAACACTGAACGATAGAGAACAGTGGGCATGGAACTTCTCTGATGAGGCGCATCGTATTGTAGATAACCCATATGATAATCAGGCATGGCTTGAGGCTGACAAACCATTTCAGTTTCTTGCTTGGTGCTATGAGATGTCTGCCCTCAACAAGCAGGGATGGGGATACGAGACACGTCTGCCTGTGTCTGCTGATGGTAGCTGCAATGGACTGCAACATCTGTCAGCTATACTGAGAGACGAGAGAGGAGGCCTTGCTACTAACCTGATACCATCTGATTTACCTCAGGATATATACACTCAGGTAGCAGAAGAAACTATTAGACGTGTGCAAAAAGATAACCATCCACTAGCTAAGGCCTGCCTACCCTTTATAGATAGGAAGCTAGCGAAGCGGCCTGTTATGATAGTGCCTTACTCTGGTACTCGTCATGCTTGCAGAAAATATATTGATGAGGCATTGCGAGATAAGATAAAGGAGGGGATGCCCAATCCATTTGGTGAGGATTTATTTGATGCCTCTGCCTATCTTTCAGGACACATATGGGACTCTATCTCCGGTGTCATTCAATCTGCAAGGCAGGTTATGACGTATTTAAAAACCATTGCAAACATCTATGCTGACCACAAGAAGCATATGGAATGGGTAACACCAACAGGATGGTTAGTCTTACAGCAATACTTTGATACGGAACAGAAGAGGATTAAGACACACATCTCTGGTAATGTAGTATCGTTATCCTTTCCAAAAGCATTAAGCGATACTGTACATAAGAAACGTACTGGGTTGGGTAGTAGCCCTAACTTTATTCACTCACTTGATGCGGCAGCTATGACCAAGACTATCAACAAGTGTATGCAGACAGGGATACAAGACTTTGCTATGGTACATGATAGTTATGGGACACATGCTCCCAACATGCTAGCCATGTCAGAAATTCTAAGAGAGGAGTTTGTAAGAATGTATGAAGAGCATGACGTTTTGACAGAGCTAAGACAACATGCTATTCTTACGCTTGGAACAGAAGACATACCTGTTCCACCCAGCCGAGGTAACTTAGATTTATCTAACGTACTAAAATCAGAATACTTCTTTGCGTAGGTTTCTAAAGTTACATCTAGGCATTATCACAACGAGGCGATAGGAGAAAAATATATGCTCGTTATAAAAGGCAATGCACTCTGGGCTAAAGTGTTTGAACCAGACACTCGTTATGTACCAGAAGGTGAGTATAGTATTCAGGTTAGTATGCCTGAGACTCAAGCCGCAGAAGTGTGTGAACAACTAGAGAACATGGCGCAAGCCAAGCTATCAGAAGTTGTCAAGGAACAACCTAAACTCAAGGCTGTCCTGTCCACACGTACTCCGTTTGATCTTGATACTGACGAGGCAGGTAACCCAACGGGTAACATCTTGTTTAAGACTAAGATGAAAGCCCGTGTTAAGTCTCGTGATGGACGGGTGTATGAACAGAAGCCCGCAGTGGTAGACGCAAAGCGTACACCAATGGACGGCTCTCAGTTGATAGGCAATGGCTCACTAGTTAAGGTAGCTGTTGAACCTGTACCATACATGATGCAATCAACTAAGCAGGTAGGCGTCACACTACGTCTGAAAGCTGTACAGATTATTAACCTTGTAGAGTATGGCAAGACTGCTACCTCTATCTTTGAAGAAGAGGATGGGTTTGTAGCCAGTGCTGTACGCAAGGACAATAACTCAGATGTCTTTCAGGATGAAGTAATTGACGATGCTGAAGGGGACTTTTGAGGAAAGGGTCATCGTTGATCTAAGTAACCGTGGCGTTTCATTTGAGTATGAACCAGACAGGATTACATACTCAGTGGAACGTCACTACATCCCAGACCTTCGACTGTCTGACACGTTGTACGTAGAACTGAAGGGATACTTTAGGCAGGATGCCCAACGAAAGATGAAGGCTGTTAAAGAACAGCATCCAGAGTTGGACATTCGCTTTGTATTTCAGAACGCTACGTCTACCATACAGGGAGCTAAGAAGAGAAAGGATGGGTCAAAGATGACCTGTGCAGAATGGGCAGACCGTAATGGTTTTGTCTGGGCAGAAGCAACAATACCTGAGGAGTGGTTGAATGGGTGATATATCAGACGGCAGTGAACAGAGTGCCTTGGATTCTCTTGAGTATGTAGAAAAAATTAAGAAAAAAATTAAAGACTATATGCAAATAACAAAGAAAGAGTTCTTCATTGTATATGGATATGAGCCTTACTTTGGTGTGTGGAAGACAGCAGGTTTAGTTGAACATCTTCAAAAGCATTGGAGTAAGGATGACCTTATTCATCATATGCTGAAAGAATACACACCAAGGAACAGAGGTCTGCTACTAGCTAAAGTCGATAGAGAAAAAAGAGAGATGGCAGCATGAGCATCATAGACATGAGTGAGGAGATTGTGTCTGAGGTTGATGTCAATGTAGAACTGGATGCTGAAGGTGTTCGTATTTCTGTCTACGTTGACGAGTGTGAGGTAGCAGACTTTGTAGACTATCAGACGATGGCTTACAAAATGGTAGCCGACAAGGAGAAGTATCCTAATGAGGTACTAGCTACGATAGCTGAAGAGTTAGCCAAGGTCATTGATATATTTGAGGAGGCAACAAAAGCCCTGTGGTTTGAAGATGATGAATGAGGAAGCAGAGTTCATACGACACGAACCCTGTCCTCACTGTGGCAGCAGTGATGCCAACGCTCTATACAGCAATGGTAATCACTGGTGCTTCTCATGTGAAACCCTAACCCCTGCCGACAAACAGACTGAGGCGGTAGCTATGCTTGAAACTGTTGATAGTGTGTTCCTAGATTTGGAGTACATGGAACTAAAGAAACGTGGCATCACTCAAAAGACTTGTGAGTTCTGGGGCTATGGTGTGTCCACGTACAAAGGACAGAAGGTACAGGTTGCTAACTACCGCAACAGAGCAGGTGACTTGAAGGCGCAGAAGATACGCTTCGCTAACAAAGACTTCACTGTTGTAGGTACACTCAAGGATGTTGGTCTGTATGGTGAGCATCTATGGAGGGATGGAAAGGGTGGTAGGTTCATCACCATAGTAGAGGGTGAGCTTGATGCACTCTCTCTGTCGCAGGCTATGGATAACAAGTGGCCTGTCTGTTCTCTGCCTTCAGGCTGTACCTCTGCTAAGAAAGCCATAGGTAAATCTATTGAGTGGCTATCTAAGTATGAGTATATAGTCCTGATGTTTGACAATGATGAACAAGGACAGAGGGCTGCTAAAGAATGTGCTGCTGTCTTGCCACCTAACAAGTGTAAGATAGCGACGCTGCCTCTTAAGGATGCTAATGACATGCTCGTCAATAGACGGGTCAAGGAAATGTTAGATGCAGTATGGGAGGCCAAGACCTTTAGACCAGATGGTATCGTAGCTGGCACAGAGATGTGGGATACGATCATTGCTAATGATGACAACTACTCAGTCCCCTACCCCTTCACTGGGCTACAGGAAAAGACTGGTGGCTGTCGTAGGGGTGAGATAGTCACACTCACGGCTGGCTCTGGAGTAGGCAAGTCACAGTTAGCTAGAGAGTTAGCACATAACTTCATAAGGCATGGGAATATTCTAGGCTACATCGCATTGGAAGAATCAACCAAGCGTACAGCACTAGGTCTTATGTCTATCGAGATGAACAAACCACTACACCTTAGGGGTGAAGGTGTACCACAGGAGGAGCTACGCCGTGCTTTCGACGCTACCGTTGGGTCTGGTCTTGTTTATCTATATGACCATTGGGGTTCTACTGATAGTGACAACCTACTCTCCAAGATACGCTACTTGGTTCATGGATGCGGCTGTACCTATATTGTGCTTGACCATATTAGTATTATTGTTAGCGGTCTAGAGGGAGGAGATGAACGTAGGCTAATCGACAATACAATGACAAGGCTTCGTGCTTTGGTTGAAGAGTTGAACTGTGGCCTTGTTCTTATCTCACACTTGAAGCGTCCGTCTGGTGACAAAGGACATGAGGATGGCGCACAAACTAGTATGTCACAGTTGCGTGGTAGTGCTGCTATCGGACAGCTAAGTGACATCGTGATAGGATTAGAAAGGAACCAACAAGATAAAGAGAACCCACACATCAGTCAGGTGAGAGTGTTAAAGAACAGATGGTCAGGTGAGACAGGGCTATGCTGTTCACTAGAATATAACACAACCACAGGACGAATGACCGAGGCTCACTTCCAAGATGAGGACGAGGACATAGAATTTTAACCAGTGCGGAGACACGGTATGAAATGTATATGGGATATAGAAGCAGACAACTTACTTGAGGAAGTAACACAAGTATGGTGTCATGTGTTCAGAGATGTAGAGACTGATGAGGTCCATACCTTTGACCCAACCCAGTTACAGCAAGCTATAGAATTTATGGACAAGACTGATGTATTAATTGGTCACAACATTCTAGACTATGACTTGCGTGTTATGGAAAAATTACATGGCTACACCTACAAGGGTGAAGTCATAGATACGTTGGTATATTCACGAACCATATGGCCTGATGTAAAAGAAATTGATTTCAAGTTACACACACGGGGTGACTTCCCCACCAAGTTAATAGGGCGACACAGCCTGAAGGCTTGGGGCTATAGGTTAGGAGAATTAAAAGGTACTTTCTCTGATAGCAGCGAGAACTTCGCAGAGTATTCTGATGAGATGCTTGCCTATTGTATTCAAGATACCTTGGTTACAAAGAAGCTCTATGAAAAAATACTTTCTAAAAAGTTTAGTCAGTCTGCCCTTGATATGGAAATGGAACTGCACACTCTACTAATAAAGCAGAGGGACTATGGGTTTCCGTTTAATACCAAGGCAGCACAGGCTCTCTATGCTACCCTTGCCCAACGCAAGGCTGACATTGAAGCTGAGTTGCAGGAAACCTTTGAGCCTACGATTGTAGAACTAAAGACTAAGACCAAGACTATTCCATTCAATCCTGCTTCACGTCAGCAAATAGCTGATCGTCTGATGAGTAGAGGATGGAAGCCTGAGGCATACACCGAGACAGGTGAACCAAAGGTAGACGAGACTGTCTTATCCTCTATCGAAATGCCAGAGGCAAGGCTACTCAGTGAGTATCTACTACTGAACAAACGAATAGGGCAGCTTGCTACGGGTAACCAGGCATGGCTCAAGATGGAGAACAATGGTAAGATACACGGAAGCGTTAATCACATGGGTGCTGTCACGTCTAGGTGTACACACAGCCACCCCAACCTGGCGCAAGTACCTTCTGTCGGTGCTGTGTATGGTAAAGAATGTAGGGAGTTATTCATTGCACCTCCCGATTATTCTCTTCTCGGTGCTGATGCTTCTGGTTTGGAGCTTCGTTGTCTTGCTCATTATATGGCCTCTTACGATGGTGGGTCTTACGCTAATGAAGTAGTCAATGGTGACATCCATACCAAGAACCAAGAGGCTGCTGGTCTACCTACTCGCAACAATGCCAAGACATTTATCTACGGATTTCTGTATGGTAGTGGCGATGAGAAGACAGGGCAGATTATAGGCAAGGGGGCGAAGGAAGGTAGAGCAATCAAGAAGAAGTTCTTGACTAAGCTACCTGCCCTTAAGTACCTGAGGGATGCTGTCTCTAAAGCAGCAGAGGATCGTGGTTGGGTTAAGGGTCTAGATGGTCGCATCATTCCCATAAGACACAGCCATGCTGCACTGAATACTTTATTACAAAGTGCTGGTGCTATAATCTGTAAGGCATGGTACGTATTCATATCACGTGCCATCAAGAAAGCTAACCTGGACGCCCAGATTGTAGCGTTCATCCATGATGAGGTGCAGCTAGTAGTAAGGAAGGGACAGGAAGATGCTACAGGGAAACTTATTCAACAGTGTATGCGAGAAGTACAACAGTACTTCAACTTCAGATGTCCTCTCGACAGTGAGTACAAGTACGGAAACAACTGGGCCGATACCCACTAATATAAACACAGTCTTTGAAGACGGTGAATGGTGGTACTGCGGAAACTCTACGGGAAGACGAAGAATAGAAGGGCATAATAAGAAAAATAAAAATAGAATGTTTGTTAATGGCAAGTATGTACCTAAGTCCCACCCATTATGGAAGGCAGGTAATTATAAATCTTTTGATGATGCTGCCTTCTCTAGTCTTGAGAACTATGAACGTAGTAATGAAGGCCAAGTGTATATCATAACCAATCCTTCTTGGCCTGAATGGGTTAAGATTGGTATGGCTGTGGACGCTGAAGATAGGTGCAATGGTTACCAGACTAGTAGTCCCTTTAGAGATTACAAAGTTGTGTATGCTGTTGATACCAAGGACAGACGAAAGTCAGAAGCACTAGCCCATATAGCTGCTGAGAAAATAGCAGAGCGTAGGGGTGAGTGGTTCAAGATGTCCATAGGACAGGCAAAGGAATGTATTCAACATGGACTTTGATTTCTTTTTTAAAGTCATACTCACAGCCAGCTTCTTTGG